AGAATTGATTGTGTGCTTGGCAAGGTCCATGCGGGTATAGAAGATCTCCTTATTCTCAGGGTCAGTCAGCTCAGCCATAGAGCCAGAGTTATCCAGACCGAGGATGTAGAGGCCACCCTGCTTTCCAGCACTAGAGTCTGTAGTGACCGTGATGTTGAGATAGTGCTTGCCATCATCATTAAAGGTCTCTGCCAAGGCGCTGACCACACCATCCCGAAAAGGAGCAATGCCTCCGCCACCACTCCCAGCCTGCGGATGTGCACAGAGCCAATCAGCAATGGCCTGCTTGAGATGACGCTCCGGCCTGTGCGAACCGAGGGGAGTCCGGCAGGTGGGACAATTATTACGGGTCAAAGACCACTCATTGATAGCAGACCGCTCAAAGATGTGGCCCTCCGCGCACACATTGACAGGGTCCACCATGATTTCGCCTGTGATAGGGCACAGGAACTCATCGGGGATTGCGATTACAGAAGACGCCGACATCTTAGATTGCTGATTTCCCGTTTCTTCACTTGCTGGCATATACTCCATAAAAAATATATGTCAATTTTTTTTAATATAATATGAAACTTATATTCACACAAGATACTTAGACATAATCTCAACAATCTCAGAAAGAACAGCCTCCTCGACCTCAAGCTTCTTTATCTTCTCTATTTCTTCAGCGGTGAACTTGAGTGGAATCATCTTATCACCAGAAGAGATAACAACACGCTTATTCACAGTGGAAACCAGACGTAGATAGTGAAGAAACTCAGTAGGCTCCAGCATATCCAGATCAAGAATACGGATACGCTTACGGAAATGACCATCTCGGCGCCAACCATTCCACCAGCCCCTCTTTGCTGCATCTAGCAGAAGATCAAGGGAAGCCCAATGAGTCTCCTCATATGACACTTCAGTACCAATATGCTCAATAACATCACCCTTTTCCAACGGAGGCATCTCATCATCGGCCATGTCTCCATCATCCATATCCTCCAGTGGAGGCATAGGCAGAGGCACAGGGATACCCACAATAGGATTAGGCAAGAGCGGAGGCATATCCTTGAACTCCCGATGCTCCAGCAAGGCAACTGAGCGAATTACCTTCATAGCCGAAGCCCATGAAGCGTTCATCTCCCCGCAAGGAACTGCGGGAATAACAGTCAGACCAAGGCCAACAGGAGGCGTTAGAAACTGAAAGATAGGGTAACGAACTACATGCCCCTTGGGCCAACTCTTAGGCACATTGCGCACAAGTTCAAATCCCGTTGGCCAATAATAGACCTCCTTTCCATCCGGGCCAGCAGGCCGAACAACCTGAAACATATCATCCTGCGGGAACTCCTTGCTCTTGCCTACATGAAACCAGAGTCCGCCACTTACAGAACTGGTCAGAACATTAAACTTGCCTTCTGTGATAAAGACGACCTGATACCCCCGCTCAGCCGGACGGTAGATTGCAACATACTGTGGAAAATTACTCATTGTAGACATTCTAACACTTCTGCCAAATCCTACTAGTAAAAATAAAATCAATTTTATGCCCGCCTTTACAAAGAAACAAATTCTCTGCTTACAACAGTTGTCTTAAACTGCTCAAGTCCATTTTCAGTAAGACCATCCAACCTTTGATACAAATCGGATGAAGTCTTCAGCGTCTTCAAATCAAATCCGTCAGTAAGCACAAGCTTCTGCTTGACCCAAGTATACAGCGACAAGGAAGCATAATCCTTAAAGAATTGATTTTCCCACAAAGACCATAGAAGAATCGCACAATCAACACCGTCCTTGTACTCTAGCCAATAGGGAGACTTATTATACTTTGTCCGGTCCTTAACCATTGAATATCCAAAATCCAATAGAAATACATTCTTTACAATCTTTGGACTACTATGGACAAAGATGTTCTGTGTATGAAGGTCACCGTGTTTAAATGAGTACTTCTGCTGGAGGTCAAGAAGCATAGAAAACACACGTTCAAGCACAACTGTAATTGCTGCCTCCTTATTTCCAGCAAATCCACTAAGAGAATTCAACCAATAATAAAGAGACTTTGTAACCTCGACCTTCTGCTGGGGCTTTCGCAGATCCCGCATGAAGATCCAAAAGTAATTCTTTGTCCGAAAGACATTATAAATCTGAGGACAATTATCAGGAAGAGCCTCATAAATCATTGCTTGAAGGACACATTCTCTTAGAGCATTTAGACAAGAATTCGTCTTCTTTACAACTAGCGGTGTAAATCCCTTTTCTCCATCTGATAAATGTCCTTCATAGATTCTACCATTTGACCCCTTGCTAATTAGTGAATGCGTCTTTACATAATATTTATCCTTTTCATTCGTAAATAACCAAAGATCTGCGGATACTTTATTTTCAACTACAACAGGAACCTGCCGGAGGCGCACGTCATTGATTCCCTTAATTCCCTTAGAATCAATGCCCCAAGAAGATAAAATATTCTGTACTTCCATGCCTGCCTGCGTTTTTTTCCGCAGGGGCCACCACTCAAATTTTTCAAAAAAAATTGACCCCCAAAATCGGCTGGAGCAACATAAGAAAGAATGAGTTGTCATCTCTGTTCAAGAGAACTGGAATTTTCAGAAATTGCTGGATATAATCCGAATCTACCCTTAGAAAGTGACGATAGAACAAATTATACAATGGTGAATAATATTGCTGAGCCAATCTGCGACGACTGTTACTGGTCCAATGAAGAGGAAGAGGACCTAGAAGACCAATATGAAGATGAAGAGGAAGAAGAGGAAGAACAGGAAGAGGATGAAGACTATGCCACAATCTATTGTGTAGAATGTGGTGTAGTTATTGAAAATATTTCCCTTGAGGACTTCTCAGATGATGATGAAGCTGCGGCAGCAGCAACAAGTTATATGTGTAATGAATGTAATGGCAGTAAAATGAATCCGTCTACGCCGGAGTTGAACGGGTCGCCATCCTACGAGGAGCCTCCACCTTTGACTGTACAACCTTCTTACCAACCTTAACGGCACTCTTGGCTACATGAGTAAGGCAAAAATGAGAACCAACAGACTTTACAAGCTGGCAACGGGTAGACTCCTTGGTCGTGGCAGAGCAACGCTCCTTATCGGTCTCCGCAACGAGGGGCTTTCCAACAGACTTGGCGGGCATTATACACTTTTTTATTGAGTTCTTCTTAAGCCTTAGCAAGATCCTCCAGCTTGATCCACTTTCCTTTCCGCCAGCAGTTTACAGACTTACTGGCATTGTCTATTTTAAGACCCGGATTGACTTCTTGCTTTCTAGCAAGTGACCACTTGCTCATAACGGTCCATTTCTTTTTGATATCCTTGTCATAGATATAATATCCCTTCTTCTCCGCTATATTTACATGGAAGATGCCAACACCTACAACCTTACCCTTGTAGAAAATCTTAAGAACATCGCAATCAATAAGCCTAGAGATTACAGTACTTCCTATGCTTGAAGTGTCCTCTTCAATTCGTTCTATTCTTTTCGGTGAAATTACAGGGTGTTTCTGTACAAGAAATTCAGTCTGAACGCCCGAATCCACAGAAGTAATAGTGGAAATAGACTTATTAAGTTCATCTGCCTCATAGGACACAGATGACGGACGGCCTTGAATTAAAGTCAAAAGCGATTCCATTTCATGAAGACGCTTGTGCTTACTTCGCAAGATTTCTTGTAGTTTTACAATTTCGTGTCGGAGATTTTGAACACCACTGGTAATTACATCTTTAACAATTATTTGCGCCATCTTACTTTCCCTACAATTTGTTCCAGCTACTATAATAATCAAATTTTTCAAAACAAAAAACCTAACCAGACAATCGGACCAAATAATCCAAACATGAATGTTATATAAATAACGTATGACATTGATGGAAACATATCCGAGAAACTAAATCCTTCCTTAACATCTTTCTGTGTCTCTAGAAATACAAGTACTGCTAGAAGAAAAGCTAATATTAAAAGAGCCTTGAAGCTCATCTACTCTACACATTAAAAATTTTATAATTTTGTTTGTTTTTTATTTTTTTGTTTTTCAATATTTACTCTGAACCCCGCCGGCGACGTCGACGAGCAATAGGAGTAGCGTTCTCGATAGCAACAGGTTCTAGTGTGCGCAGATACTCCTTTAGCCTGTTCTCATAGGCGTGACCTCTACCAATAGCTAATATGGTCAAGACAAGAAACATCATCATATACGGAGGCGAAAAGAAATATAGCAAGATTACTGGTATAAGCACCAACTCAAAGTTGTTCTGAATAAACTCCATTATAGCAAACCTGTTTGTATTCTTGTTAGATGAACCAGTCAAATTTTAGTCATCAAAGTTGTCATCAATCTCGGGAATGTAGTCATCCTCTACCACATAGTCATCCGGATCCGAGGCAACCATATTTGCCTCCAGCGTGAGAAGAAGGCACTCAAGAGCAGCAATCCGAAGCCACTTCTGCTCGTTCCGCACCCTCTGCTCCTCCATGGCCTCAATGACGTCAGCCTCCCACTCTGAGGAACCGTAGTAGAAGAGGGCGTGATCCAGCGCGGCCTGCTCCTCCGACCAAGCAAGCCCCTCAGGCGACTTGAGCCACTTAATGTGCTCGTCGTCAAAGTGCTTACAGTCGGCACAGTAGTTCTGAATCACCAGGTGCCCCTTATCGTCCACAACAGGGCTACCCCAGTGACCATTCCGCCCGATACACCAGATAGTGGGCGCTGATGTGTAGTCCAGCGACTTCACCTCTGTGACCATAGAGCCAAGCGTCTTCTGCCCCTTCCGACGCTCCTTGCCCGCCTTCCGGTCCGTCTTTCGGCGCTCCTCCCGCTTCCCCGCTGTATGCGACGTGAAGGAGAACATTGCCGACCCGATTTCCTCCGAAGATTCCTCGTTGAAGAAAGATGCCATGATTGATTTCTTGTTATACCGCCACCCACCCATTCACCACACCGCTGGTTTCAATTTTTTTGCCTAATAAGTGTTTAAATTTGAAACATCAATTCCTGCTGGAAAGTAAGCAGATATGGATCTAACTAAGCTAACAATTCCCGAGTTGAAGGAGAAGTGTAAGGAGAAGGGCATTAAGGGTTATAGTGGAAAGAATAAGGAAGGCCTCATTGCTCTGCTCCAGCCCGCGCCCCCTCCTCAGAATGTAATTGAACACGTAGTTCCAGCACACACTGAAGGAGGCAAGCTTCGGATGATTGATCTCTTTGCTGGAACTGGCGCATTCTCCCACGCTTTTCAGGCTACAAACAAGGTTAAGGTTGTATTTGCGAATGATATGGTTGAGCAGTCAAAGAAGATGTACGATTTAAATTTTGACCACACTCTAACACTGGAGGACCTAAATAAGATTAAGCCGGAGGATGTCCCGCCTCATGATATTCTAACAGGTGGATTTCCTTGTCAGCCATTTAGTATTGCCGGAAAGCAAGAGGGATTTGATGACAAGCGTTCTAACGTATTCTGGAAGATTCTTGAGCTTATTGATTATCATCAGCCAAAGGCTGTTATCCTTGAGAATGTAAAGAATCTAGTTTCCCACGATGAGGGCAACACATTTGAAACAATCAAGAGTAAGTTGGAGGAGCGGGGTTACAATCTCCGTTTTAAGGTTCTGAATACTGCTAAAATCACGGGCATTCCTCAGCACCGTGAACGTATTTATATTGTCTGCGTGAAGTCACAGGCTGTCTTTGATGCGTTCTCCCTAGATTTCCCTGCTATTCCTAAGCGTCCTATCGCTGACTTTATTGAACCAAATGCTCCAGCAAAGTATTATTATACGGATTCTTCCAGCGCCTATGAGCTTCTAAAGGAAGCAGTAAAGAAGAAGAACACAATCTACCAGTATCGTCGGGTCTATGTGCGGGAAAATAAGAGCAATGAGTGTCCAACGCTAACAGCAAATATGGGTGGAGGCGGTCATAATGTCCCAATCATCTTGGATGACAAGGGTATTCGGAAGCTAACTCCGCGTGAATGTTTCAATTTCCAAGGCTTTCCAGCATCATATAATCTTCCCAATCTGGCTGATTCCCATCTATACAAACTAGCCGGAAATGCTGTATCAGTTCCCGTAGTCAAGCTAATCGCTAATCGTCTAATCCCGCTTCTTGTCTAACCAATTCTCAATCATTTTCAGACCATCCGCTGTTTTCTCAGGATGAAATTGCATCATTAAAGTATTTTTAATGCCTGCTATCATTAATTCTCTTCTGTAAGAAGCAATCTCATAAACAGGAAGTTTACCGGATTCAAGATACCAATGATGGTTTCTCTTCAAAACCATTTCATCTCGTATACCATCAAATAACCAATAATCAGGTTTCTTTAACCTAAAAAACTCATGCTTATTTGTATGTCTTTTTTTCAACATGTCTGAACAATCACATAACTGTGTTGCTAAGGACTCCATAGAATAACAGATAAGCAAAAAACGCTTATCCAGACCAAGCAACTTTTTAGGAACTCTAGGTCCGCCTTGATGAATATCCATGTTAGAACCGCTGAAGATCCAGTTCTTAATTGGGGATTTTTTTATGAAACCAAAGAGTTCTTCTTCTGAAAACTGGTCACCTTTCAGTAAAAAAGACGTGTGATTTAATTTGTCTAATGCGCTAAGAATTTGTTCTGCTCCATTTTCTGCTGTATACATGTTAACAACGCCGACGCGCATCCCTATACTAGGCATAGAGATCCTCATCTGCTGGTCCTTCAATAGAAGGTTCATCTACAGGAGGAAGCGCTCCACTAGCATGTACAATCATTGGCATGCCAATATGCTCTTCACCAGGGCGCAATTGTTTCAGAAGAGTAGCAAGGACAGCACCGCCAGAAATATCATTAGCAGGATAACAGTTTTCACATGGAGTAAAGATTTCTGTACGAACATATGAAGAATCCGGCTGAACCTCTTTAGAAGCTAGAAGAGGTGGCCGGCGTAACTGACGAGAAGTATAATATTGACGAACTGCCTCTAGCGCATTATCCACCTTAGAAGAACTATCTGCTGGAGAAGCAAGATCATCCAAGGCAAGTTTCATCTGGTAAAAGTTGATAATATGAACCCAGTCCGCATACTGGCCTGGCGTAAACTTGTAACTAAAACGTTCAATCTTCTCCTTGGCATTCTCAAGATTATCCTCAATTCTAATACGCTTCTCATTACTAAGTCGCTTGATTGGATCCATTCGAGCCTCAAGTACGAAAGACATTTCAACTTAACAATATTCTAGGTAAAAATAATTTTCAATTTTTTGCGACCTCTTTTGATTTACACCAGCAACTGTAGTCGCTGAAGAGTCAGTTGGAAAATGCCGTCAAACTCTTCCTCATTCTCAACTAGAATAACGGGGTCTTTTTGACCCCGCTTAACTGCCATCTTTACTTCCTCCAAAGACAAGGTCTCCTTGGATGCAAGGCGGGAGACTTCCTTTTTAGAGAAATCCTCATCACTGTCGTAGTGAAGGTCACACCAAGAAGCCCAACTATCGGCAATTTCAGCGACAACTCCGGTCAATGTCTTGTGAACAGTTGTTTCCGTTTCTACAGTTTCTCCATCATTCACAATGCTGGAGAGAATCCAAATTTCATTTACAGAGGCCTGTCCAGTCTTGAAGCCATCGTCAAAGCCTCCATTATACGCCGAGAGCTCATTACCAGAAAGAGAAGTCATTTTTTATTGCCCCCCGCTAACACTCTTATCAAAGCCATATTCAATTTTTCAACACCATAAGGTAAAAATAAGTTACTCTTTTACTTGAACACCATCCGCGTATCAGGCTTCCACCCCTTTATCCGGTAGTAACGCGCCTCATTGAAGATGGAGCGATACCGCGGACTCTTCTCAAATAGAGCACGCATTTCTGCTAGAGGCTTGTATTTCTCTATGATTTTGATGAACATCTTATCAGATGCATTCTGTAGTTTGCTTTCTAGCAGACTGATTGTTGACATTTTGGCTGGCCCACCCATATCCGTAGCACTAAAGCCTTCAATTTTTCATTATTTTTTTGCCAACAAGAAAATTGGAACAAATAGACTAA